AGAACTTCAACTTCTTTTGATGTCTCGCGCTTTAATACTTCCACCTCTCTTGAAATATCTCTTCGAGCATCAGCCATTTCTTTGCGTATAGCATTAACTTCAGTGCGAGCTTTATCCAAGTCCTCACGTACATCTTTACGAGCTTGACGCATTTCAGCTTCTGTTTCACGTTGAGCAAGTTTTACACTGCGCTCTACTTGTTCTGTCACACCTTCATTGCGCCGAATATCATTCTTCAAATCGTTTTTGATATCACGAGTGTAGTCGCTAGTCTTGCCGCTGTTTTCTTCAATCACAGCCAAGCGCTTATCGAACCCTGATAAGTCCGGTGCTTCGTAAGAAGCAATTTTCTTCTTCATTCCAATGTAATCTTTGTACACTTCAAAAGAACCGTAAAGTCCACCCAATACTGAGGAAACTATTGTTGCAGCTACCATTAGCTTGGCAGGTGTGAACTCATATCCACCGATACTAATAACAGTATCTTTAGAAGCATACTTTTTCATAGCTGCTTCTGCTTCGTCAATTTTTGCATTAACGTCTTTAATTTCTTCTGCCATTTTATTTCCTTATTTGTATTGCAGGTTGATTAATTGCTGGTGTAATCTATCAGAGCTCATTTGTCTCAAAGCTCGAGCATTGTCAACATTAACTTGATTTTTATATACTTCTTTTATATCATAAAAAGGTGAGTCTTTAATAGTGAATGAAAGATAGGATGCATATCCTGTAGGAAGTGCTGTTAACTTTGTTAAATCAACACCACCAGCTAACTCTGATACATCACCTTTGTTTTTAACTGTCTCATTATTATCAATTCGTTGTTCCTGCAAAGCTGTAATGCTATTCACTTTGTTTTCAAAATTGGTATTACTGTTCTGCTGAGGAATTAATGGAACTTCCATTGATTGGTTTGAGTTTGTGCTCTCTTGTCTAGCTACTGGTTTTTGTTCTTGAGCAGAAGCCATTGTGATGTTTGTAACTTCGCTTTTGAAACTATTAAAAGCTGTGTTACTGGTGGTGGTTTCTTGTTGGAAACTGCTGGATGTTTGACTACCAAAACTCAATCCAGTTATACTTAATTTAATTCCGGTACCGTCAAGATTTAAACCAATGCCATCAGATGGGTTGGCGTTCTCACTAAAAGACATCTTTGCTGATTCACTTGCTACAGAACGAGCTAAAGCTTCTGTTGCAGCAACAGCATTCCTGGCAATTGCCAAAGCATTTACAGGAGGACCAGATCTTCTGTCTTGTTGTGACTCTTGTCTCTCAGCAAATCCTGCCGGTGATCCAGGAGGTGGAGGTAAGGAAGGATTCGCTGCGTTTGATGGACCACCAGGACCACCTGGACCAGGTCCTGGACCAGAAGCCATTTCTGGAGGTGGTGGAGGTCTTGCTGAATCGGGAATACCATCTGCTGGTTTGATCTCCCCGGTCGCTGAAATAGTAGCTCCACCTAGATCAAGTTTAACTTCAGCCTTGGCACTTGTGGTGTCTTGTATTGGTGCACCAGGAGGAGGCGGAGGAGGTGATCCAGGGGGAGGTGCATCAGCCTTAGGGGCTTCGTTTCTCGATGTTTCCGCTGAAGCTAACTTGGTTTGATTTTCCAACGCAACCTTGCGAGCATAAGCGGTTTGATAACCGGGACAAGATGTGTTGTATAGCTGTGTAATATTGCACTGCTGTGTTAAGTAAGCAGAAGCATAACCAGGACAAGTGGTGCTGTAAAGTTGATTGGCGTTACATTGCTGCGTAAAGTAAGCTTGCTGGTAGCCAGGGCACGATACATCATATAATGCAGATATGTTACACTGCTGTGTAAAATAAGCAGCTGCATAACCAGGACATGCAATATCATACAAAGCTGATATATTACATTGCTGTGTTAAGTAAGCTGCTGCATAACCTTGACAAGAAGAGTTTGCTAAAGGGTCAGCAACGCAAGGATCTTGGCCAGTTCCAAACGTTCCAGTAAAACCAAAACTGCTTCTGTTGATACCGCTACCATGAAAGTATTGGTAGTACTCGCCTTTTGTGAGATCTCCCGTCATACCAATTGTGACTGGATTGCTAGTTATCAAGGCTTGGTCAAATCTAAAATCAACCAGACCTTGATTGTCAATCTTTACTTCAAAACTACTTTTGTTACCACTACCATATTGGTTGATACCGTACCAACCATATGTCATGCTTGTGCTGGTACCTAATGTATAGAAGTTATCATTAGTAGTGCCTATTAAATCAGTTTGTAGTGGCAGTAAAGAGTAGTTGAAGCTTGTGTCTCTTGAAGTTGTTAAGTCTATACCAGAACAACAAAATCCTCCGTTTGCATTGCCGTGCTTGAAGCTGACAGCTCCGTTGGAATACATCCATGAGTTGGTAAAGTTTTGGCCAAAGTATGGAAACGTAAACTGCAAAGGCACGTTCACATTAGAATCATCACTAATGTTATACCTAGTAGCAGCTGGGTTATTTTTAATCTGCTGTAACTGGTACGCATCCGCACCAGTCATTACATTAACTGTAAATTGACCGTTGAGGATTGGTACGCTTACAATGTCTGCTTTAGAAGATGCGGTGTAAAAGGTAAGCGCCAATAGCACCAAAGCCAATATTCTTTGCAGCATTTTGTTTGTCCTTTTTGTGATCTTCTAATTCTGGAACTTTATTTGGGCTTGCTTCCCAAGATGCTTTAGCTTGTTCGCCAATCTTGCCATCAAATGGGCAAGGTGTTCCAGCCGATAACATTGCTTCAAAGACGCGTCTATCTTGACACATTACTGCAACAGCTGCTACCTTCATACCCATATCGTACAGGGTTTTAGAGAGCTTCAATCTTTCACAATTGAGGTCTCGTGTTGTTCCACCACCTGATACACCGAAGATCTGAGTTTGTACAGCACCAGATACACCAGTTGTACATAGATCGCTGTTACCACCAGACATCATTGTGGGTGCAACTGCTGTTGGAGGAGGTTGAATAACTTTCTGAGTGATTTCTGACCTATTGATATTAGTGTTTACATTAGTAGAATCAATGAACTGCTTAGAATCAGAAACTGACGAGCTAATGTTTACATTCTTATTGTCGTTAACACTTGTGCTTGTAGCTGTAGAATTATTAATGTTTAGATTTTTGTTGTCACTTACAGATGTTGAAGTGTTGACATTCACATTCTTATTGTCACTTACTGATTTAGAATCGTTTATGTTTAAATTTTTACTATCACTAACTGAAGTGGATGTGCTAACATTGTTGTTATTATTATTGTTAGTCATCGTACCAAGCTGAATGTTGGTATTGGTGGATGTGGATGTCGAAGTGTTAATATTGTTGTTTGTATTAACCGACTTGCTATCAACAACAGTGTTATTAACGTTTAAGTTATTATTGTTGTTAGTATTATTACTATTGACTGTACTAGTGCTAGTAGATGCACTGTTTGTATCAACCAAAGTTTTGGAGTCATACACGGTAGCTGTTTGTGAGTTAGCTCCAACCACCATTACTGCTAAAAGAATCGTCAAGGATAGTTTCTTGATGTTCATTATCGCTTACCTTTTGAGTTTTATGTTTTATTTCACCTTTCCATGATATAGATTGAGCAGATATTTAGGTTTCTAGCAGTTGACTGGAATCAAGTAAGGATATATAATCCGCTTTGTTAAAGGGAATATCATGAAAGTTTATCTCAGTAAGTACAGATACCATTGGTTAAGTCCGTACACAATTCTCGAAAAGGTATTCTTCTGGCGGGAGATTGAATATGATGAACCAATTATTGACAAGTGGTCTGACCGTTTGACACCATTCTGTCAAGGCATTCAAGCAGTATTGGATTTTGTTCACCCTAAGATCAATTATGTTAAAATTGATAGATGGGACACTTGGAGTATGGATTATACTCTATCTTTCATTATTGTACCGATGCTCAAGCAGCTTCAAGAAACAAAGCACGGTGCTCCTTTTGTAGATGACGAAGATGTGCCTGAGGAATTGAAGAGTACTTCAGCACCTCCAAAAGAAAATGAGTATGATACAGATGAAAACCACTTCAAGCGTTGGGATTGGGCTATTGCAGAAATGATTTGGGCTTTTGAGCAGAACATTGACACCAATAGTGAAGAGAAGTTCTTTGATCATGAAGAATGGGATCCTAAAGAGAAGGATTTCAATACTAACCTTCATAAAATTAAGATTGATCAACCAGGGCTCAAAGCTCATCAAAAACGCAAAGCAAACGGATTTCGTTTGTTCGGAAAATATTATTCAGGGCTATGGGATTAATGACATCACAAACAGTAACAGACTTTCCAGAAATTCCTCACAACCCGGTTAAGTCGGTTAAGGATTTCCAAGAAGAGATTGACAAACTTGTCAAAGGAAAAGGAATGGAGTATATTGATGCTGTACTTCATTTTTGTGAGGTAACAGGGCTTGAAATTGAGTCGGCAGCTTCTCTAATCAAGTCTAGTGCTAAGATGAAAGCATCCATTCAAAATGAAGCTGAAGAATTAAATTATTTACCGAAAAGTGCAAAACTTCCTTTATCAGACGACTAGTGACACGCAGGCATTCGATGCCTACAAACTGTACATTGCCCTTAAAAATCATTTTACATCCAACACATACGACTACTTCAAACACAATGGACGTGTAAAGGCTTCTAGGAAAACGTTTGATAGTCGCAATGACAAATACTTCTTCTACAAGTTAGCTGAACGCAAAGACAAAGTTGAGTACATGGTTGCCAACTTTGTGTATGGATCCAACAACTGGATCGGTGACCTTGTTAACAATGAGCAAAGCGATAAGATGTATCGTGAGTTCATTAAGTACCGGGACAGCTTTACTTACATGCTGTCCAGCGACTTGGATAAACTCGATCCT